ATCTGCACACTGTTCATGATTGTGATATTAGTCACACAGGGGGACTGATGCACAAACTAGGCTACGTCAATCGAGATTTGCCGTATAGAGGCCAATCGCCAACACCCAATCTGCGGGTGATGGGGATTTCGGGCACCTATCTGCAATCTGGCTACATCAGCGGCAAAGAGCAAAATTATAGGCTCACGGGCACATCATGGGTGCGTGAGGCTGAGGAGATGCTCGCCACTGATGCCAGCGTGGCAGCCAGCTGGCGCGTGCTCAAGCAGACTTTGCTCGAGGCCGCATGGCGCTGGGAGCCCGGCGATGAGAGCGATGAGCTCTCAAAGCGCCTGTGCGAGTATGCCAATGAGGCCTTTGGCTTTGACGGCTACCCGGGGCAAATCACCATCCCATGGGAAGATCAGCTCTCGTATATGTGGGAGTTCGCGCCTATAGGGTACAGGTATTTTGAGGAGCTCTACCGGGTGGCCCCCTGCGCCTCTGGGCAGATGCGCGTCTGGCTCGATCGCTTTGCCGATCGTGAGCCCTCAGCGCACCTACGCTGGGAGAGCGCAGACGGGCAGAACCTAGACGCAGTGCTGCAGGCTACCCGTGGCAATCGCCAGCCGCTGCCTATCCCAGCAGACAAACTGCTGTTGCTCACCCTCAATCAGACGGGCTCTAACTTTGAGGGGCGCGGGCTGTTGAGGCCTGCCTGGTGGTGGTGGCGTTTCAAGCAGCGCACATCAAACCTGATTGGTGTAGGTGTCGAGCGTTGGGCAGTGGCCACCCCTCGCATCAGCGTGAATCGAGCTATGGCAGAAGAGATGGGGCTCACTGATCATGACATCGACACGATGATTGATCGAGCTGCAGCTCAGGCGCAGGCATATGTGGCGCAGGAGCAGAGCTACCTAGTTGACAACCCTGTGGTCTCATTCCAGACCTATGGAGAGCAGAAGCTCGACAGCACCCACGCGCTCTCCATCATCAGGGAGTGTGACAATCAGATCTCTCAATCGTTCCTAGCGCAATTTATCCACCTGGGCACCACAGACACAGGGGCGCGCAGTGTAGGTGAGGTGCATCTCTCTGTGTTTAGGCGCAGCGCGCTCAATCTCTGCGACATGGTAGCCTCGAGGGTGGGTGGGGTTGATCGTCGCGCAGCGGGCACCATTGGGCGCCTCATTAGGTGGAATTTCGGAGAGGTCAACCCAGCACAGCTGCCAGTGCTCAAACACTCTGGCCTGAATACTGATGATCTAGCAGAGAGCTTAGCTAGCCTCTCCTCATTGGTGCAGTCTGGCCTACTCACTCCTACAGATGAATTGGAGCGCAGCATCAGGCTGAGGGTTGGTGCTGGCGAGCTCCCAGAGGATGCAGGGCGCTCCTCTTATGAGCGAGTAGCATCAACTGCGCCCCCACTAGGTGGTGGGCTGGCGCTGGCGGAACGCTATCGCAAGCTCATGAAGGGAGCGGGCAAATGAGCTTTAAGCGCAAGCTGCGCCGCAGCCGCTCACGCCGCAGCCGCTCACGCCAGCAGGCCACAGAGCAGCTAGCAGAGCGTTATGCCCACATCGATTTCTCTCCCCCTGATGGGGTGCGCGCGGCAGCAGCTCGAGCATTAGAGGTGCGGGCTGAGAAGCCACCCTCGCAGCGGGGCATGACAGCTGTGGGCCTCGCGCGTGCGCGTGATCTATCCAACGGCAAAACCATCAGCCCCGAGACTGCCCGCAGGATGCTGGCTTATTTCACCCGGCATGAGGTGGATAAAGAGGGATCCAGCTGGCCAGAGCAGGGCGCGGGCTGGCAGGCGTGGCAGGGCTGGGGTGGGGATGCTGGGTTTGCATGGGCTAGGAAATTGGTGAAGCAAATGGATGCAGCAGATCAGACGCTCGCAGAGCGCACTCCATACCGGGGCGCATTTAATGAGATCACGCTGGCTGAGCTTGATGGGCTGGTGGTGGTGGTGGATGACGGCCAAACCATGGGCCGCCCATTTGTCACCCTCAGCGCAGGCCGGGTCTCATCCCGCCTCTCTGGTGATGTGATCTGTGATGTCACCCCAGAGCACCTAGCTGAGATCAAGAGAGTCTTCGACGCTCGCCGCGCCTCTGATCCTGTGATCATTGATTGGAATCACCAAAGCGCTTCTGGCGGGCAGAGCACCCCTGAGCAGAGTGGTGCGCTGGGTGAGATCATTGAGCTGCGGCTCTCTGAGGATGGGCGCCAGCTGATCGCTGTGCCAGTCTACAATCAACGGGGGGCTGAGGTGGTGGCTGCTGCTGGCGGCACCCTCTGGAGCTCCCCTGAGTTTTTCCTAGGTGATGTCTATGCCAGAGAGAGCGGTGAACGCACTGGCTCTGCTCAGCTGTTGGCAGTCACCCTCACCCCCCGCCCACAGCAGGCAGCGTCTGCCCTAGAGCGGGTCACACTATCAGAGGAGATGAATCTGATGGATGTAGCAGAGATTGAGGCAATCGCAGATCTCGAGCAGGCTAAGGCGCTCCTGAAGCAAAAGGATGCGCTGGTGCGTGAGCTCGAGGCCCGTCTACAGGCCAGCCGCGACGAGATGGCTGAGGTTGAGGATGAGGAGCAGGCAGAGGAGATGGCAGAGGCCAGCTCTGACAAAGAGGAGGAGCAGATGGGTGAGTACAAGCGCATGAGCGAGCGGCTCACGCACGCCAACAGCGCACAGGCTGCCCAGATTCAAGCTCTCACTGAGCAGGTTCAGGCGCTCGCAGAGAAAGAGGCGCGCACCCGCCGTGAGGCAGAGATTGGTGCTCTTCTCCGAAGCGGGCGCATCAGCCCCGCAGAGCGAGACGTAGCAGAGCACGCATGGGCGCTGGCAGAGCGTGGTGACAGCCTCTTCTGGGAGATGTTTTCACGGCGTGCCGCAGAGCACGCAGTCTCTCTCTCTGAGATTGGCCATGGCGCCAGCGGAGAGGAGATCTCCCAGGCGACGGTCGCCCAGCGCGCTCAGGAGCTCGCCAGCTCTGAGAGCATCACCTTCTCTGAGGCATATGAGCGCCTCGCACGCACTGAGCCCGCTCTCATCAAGAGCGCGTTTGGAGGATTCTAATGAGCGATAACAACAGCACCATCATCTCATGCGTGGCTGCTGCCACCATCACTGCGCTGCAGGCAGTCAAGTTTGACGCCAATGGCAAGGTCACCCCGTGCACGGTTCAGGGTGAGATCGCCTGCGGGATCGCACAGCGCCCAGTGGCAGCGGGTGAGGTGGTTGAGGTCTGCGTGCGCGGGCTCACCAAAGCGATCGCCGGGGATGACCTCTCAGAGCAGGGTCTCCTGATGGTCAACAATGCGGGCAAACTGATCGATTTCGCAGCAGGCGCTGGCCAATACAGCGTCGCATCTTGGATCCCTAACATCAATCACACCACCACTGCAGACGCTCAAGAGGTCTTTGTGATCTTCGATGGCGCCTCTGAGCAGGGAGCATAAGCAATGGCATCAGGCGGCTATAGCAGTATTCACCCAGTTAACGAGATCCTCACTGGTGTGGTCAATGAGGCGATCCCTAGCGATAGCCAGCTGATCGCACAGCAGGCATTTGAGCCCATTGAGGTGCAGGATCGCAGCGGCACCATCCTCATTGAGGAGAGCCGCGCGTTTATGGGTGAGGCAGGCGCTGACCCCCAGCGGGCCCCCGGCGCCAGCCGACAGGCGCTCAGCCACTTCACCCGCTCGAGCACCACTTACAAGTGCGAGATCTACTCTTTTGCGGATAGCATCCCAATGGAGGACATCGAGGATAGCCAGTACCCAATGGCAGAGCAGATGCGCAGCGCGCGCCGGGTCAAGCGGGCTCTCCTCCTTGCTCAAGAGCAGCGGGCGGCATCCGTTCTCTTTGATACCGGGTCGTTTGCCAATGCCAGCCCGGCCACTAAGTTTGACGCAGCGGGTGGCGAGCCCCTCACCTACCTCTCTGAGCAGATTGATGTGCTCCGGGCTGCTAACCACGGGATCATGCCTGACACCATGATCCTAGGTTATGATGTTTTTCGCGCGCTGGGCCGCAATCCTGAGAT